GCATTTCAGCGCCTACCATTCTTAGGAATCCAGATAATGTTCTGTTTCCATATCTTTCGACTTCTTGTTCATAAATTTCTGGAAGAAATTGTTGTGCGAAATCTGCGAAGTTACCAGGTACCGCTCCTGCACCACCATTGTTGGTCCATTGAAGGTAATTAGTAGCTAACGCTTGTTGAGTTTGAGATGGGACTATCGCCCCAAATTGTGGTTGTAAAGCCATAATAATAATTTTTTGTTTTAGTTAAATTTGTGTTTTTTTATTTTAAGTTTTGAAGAATCTTGACCTGTAATTGCTCTAACTTTTATACCTCCTATAAAAACATCTCCCGAAGCCACTTGACGTGGTTTAGTAGATATATTTTTAGATGAAGTCACAACCTCTCTTACAGCATCGGCTTTGCCTTGCTCATAAAAATGTTGCGCTAAAGTATCTGCATTACTAGCCGAGTATAGGGCTTTATGATAACCTTTTTCATCTACTACTTCTCCTTTGTCATTTAAGAACGTCTTAATGAAATTAGAAATATTAGACTGGGATTCACCAACTTGAGCAGCGTTTTTAACAGAATATCTAAATTGTTTTTCTCCAACGTTAAATTCAAAACCTTTGAAATCTTTGTTGAATAAATTCTTAGTCCTATTTCTAAACTCCTCATGCTGTACTTTACTCGTTTCCTGTTCTTCCGTATAGCGATTGAAAAAGTCAGTGGCTTCTTTTTGATCTTTAGTAGTACCAGGTCTCAACTTGATTTCCTCGTAATATTTACCTTTAAGATCTTCTAAAAAGCTTTTGGCTTTTGCAACTTCTTCTTTAAACGCAATTTTTTTCTTGCGTATATCTCTTGCCTCATCTAGTTCTTCGTCGTATTCAAAATCTTCTAAAAGAAGATTTACATCTTCAGAATCTAAATGTGGTTTACTTTTTTTATAGTATTCATGAAGTAATGTGCCACTGTCAACAGAACTATAATCTGCATTAAGTCTTACATAATCTTCTACATTTCCACCGGTTTCCTCCATGAATGAAACTAGTTTTTCAATGTTTTCTGGTAAAGATCTACCAAGAACTTTTTCATCTCTTTTAGCTTCAGCTATTTCTTTTTTTATTACTTTAACCTCTTTTTGCTCTTCAGCGGTTATTTCTTGTAAAGGAGAATCCGTTTGATTTTCTATTTTTTCTTCGGTGGTCCGTACATTTTTAACCACTTCTTCGCTGTTGCCACCGTCTTCTTGCTTTTTGATAGTAACATCGCTACCATCTGTCTTTTGTGTTTGAACGGCATTTGTTTCTGGGTTTATAAGTTCTTTTGGAATTGTAACTTTAGTAACGTTTGAAGGGATATCCACCAAAGGTTCTTTAAAGTTTACTTTTACTGGTTCGTTCGTCGAACCGACTAATTGTTTTGGTTTTTTAGATTTAACCTTAAAAGACCCTTCTTGTTTTACTTGTTCTGACATAATATAATATAATAAAAATTAATAAAATTGTTTAAGTTTACTGGTTACCAAATCCTGATAAGTCCATAACTTCTGGTGATTCAAAGTTTGTAGGTATTGAATCGTTTTGTCTTTGACTAATCATTTCTGATTGTTGAGTAGCCTGGATTTTTGTTCGCTTATCCTTGCGATCTTCTATTTGTTTTTCTTTTGTTTGCTGAGCACCTATTTTTGCTTGCTCCAACTGCATGTTATATTGAAACTCTTCAGCCATTAATTGTTTTTTAATTTGAGCTTCTGTTTGCATTCTTTGTATTTCAAACTGAGATTTAGCTTGTTCAATGTTAACTTGTGATTCAGTTAACGCTTGTTGTTTTTGTAATTCAGCTAATGCGGCAGCTTGCGATGCTTCAGCGTTTGCCTTACCTTGTGCTTCAATATTTTCTAATTGAATAGCCCTGTCTTTTTCAGATTTTAGTTTTTGCTTGTATTTTAAAGATTGATTAGCTAATTTTAAATTTTTAACCTCTCTTATTTCAATAGCATCTTCTAATCCTATATTACCTATTTTTAAAGCTATTTGTATATTTTGTTCTAATATTGCCTTCTCTTCTTCTTCTGGTTCTAATTCTAGAAAAATTCCAAACTCATGCATACTTAATTTGTCTATTTCTTGTAATGTAGCAACATTAAAAGAATTTATAGAATTCATTAAGGCATTTTTAGTTAAAGGGAAATCTAACATATCACTTACACGTAGACTAATATTTTCACAAGTACGTATTGTTAAATACATTAATGATTGTAAAATATGTTTAGTAGCTGTATTAGAAGCATTAGCTGCCATTTTTTGTAATCCGACTAAAGCGTTTGAATCTGGTTTACTACCATCTCTAGCTTCATTAAGCCCAGTTACATCTCTTATCATTTGTAGATAATATTGATAAGTTTGAATAAGAGTTTGTATCTTAGCGTTACCAGAAGAACTTTGTAATTCTTGAATAGGTACTTTACCCATATTAGGATCACCGTCTTGTGTTAAGCTTCTACCAACTATACTACCAGTTTGAAAATACATATTCAAAGCTTCTTGTGGATTGTAATTAGTTCCATTACCTAAATCAACTTCAGCTAAACCATCGACATCAACGTATACACCATCAGGTACCATACGCGCTAAAACTTGTTGAATTTTTAAATGCGTTAACTGAATCATATCAGCAAAACCTATACATCTACTTACTAAAGATTCTATTCTACCTTTGTACATCCTAGGAGCACATATAGAATAGTTCATTTCTACTTTAGTTTGATCGCTATATGGGCGTGTCATATTTTCAGCCAGTTTCCATTGTAGCATTTTGTCATGCCCTAATATTTTAGCACCACTATATAAAACTTCAATACTTCTAGCCACTCTCTCAAAATTATCATTTTCAGGCGGATTAAAAGTATCTGGTTTTTCTAAAGCTTTCATTAAGCCTTGTTCTGTTTGTTTTATTTTAAATACTTGATTGTTATATGTTTTGTATTCAAAATATAATATTTGTATGGTATTACGCTCGTCTTGACCCCTAAGGTTTCTTGTATAATTAGAATTGCCAGGGTATTTTTCTATTTCTTTAAGATCTTCTTCTGTTAAATAAGGAAACTCTTTTACTAATTCTTCTAAACTAATACTTTTAACTTCACCTACGTAATAAATATCTTCAAAATTAGGATCTTCTGTATAGGAATAAATTAAATTAGCAGGATCTACATAATCAATAGTTACTCCGTTAGCTAAATTAAAACTTGTTTTTGTTGATGAAATACCTATAACAGCTAAATCATAAGCTAATCGTTTTCTTATTGAATCAAATTTGTTGTAATTTAAAACATTACTAATAACCTCTTCCTCAGCAATTTCAATAGACTGTTTGTAATTTAACTGCAAATACAAATCTAATTCTTCTGAATTTTTTGGTAACTTCTCTGGTTCTGAAGATGCATTAAAGCTTTTACCAGTTGCTTTGTTTAGTTGCGCAATCATCTCCTGATTCTCGATGTCTCTTAAAGCATTAAAAGCAAAATCAGTTCTTTGTTTTATAGCATATGGATCGGAGGCAAAAGAGTTTATTTTATAAGTTCTCCCCGTTACACCATTCACAACTATATCTACAAATTTAGATAAAACAGCAACAGGCTTCCAGTCTAGGTTTAAGTAAGATAAGTCACCATTAATAGATAATTCATTTTTATATTTTTCAACGCTTTGTTCTCCTCTTGCGTATAGCTTAAGTTCATCAAAATATCTAAAATTAGTACCATATCTATCTTCACCACCTACGCCATTGTTACCTCTAAACCATTCATTTTCTATAGCTCTTCCTACGAGTCTACCGTATTCAATACTATTTTTCTCTGCATCAGGTACTACCTGACTTGGGAAAGAACTATTTATATTAGTATAAACCATTTATTTTATTATTTGTGATGTATGCCCTTTATTATTATATTTTTTAAAGCCTAGTGGATAAACTTCTTTTTTTATTTTGAAAACAGGAACATATCTATTTTTATTACATGCCATAAGAGCTAGTCCAGAACTAATAGAGGCATCGTGAGAAGTTCTATTATTTATATTAAACGCAGCCCAATCTTCTAATGTTCTTTGAAAATACATATCACCGTGTGATGTTTCTTTTAATCCGACAAAATCTTCTATATAAGATTCAATAGCGGAAGCGTGAGATTGCTTTATGTCTTCACTTGAATTAGGTATACCACCTATTTCTTTTTCAGTAATAGATAATTTGGTATAAACTTTATCTGGTCTATTCATTGCAAAACCTCTGTAACCTCTTCTTTTAAAATGATACAATAATCTTGGTTTATTATTTTCAGCTAAAATTGGCATACCATAAAATATACAGGCCATTAATACATCTTCAAAAAAGATTTCTGCAGTTTGTGGTCTAGCAATGTATTCTAAAAAAAAGTGATTAATAGGCGCATCATCCATAGTGAATTTAGTTAAACCATGAAGTGATCCATTAGATCCTTTGTTATCCACTGTTCCTGAAATATCGTAAGGATCACAGCCAAATGCACCCATGTGCTCGTTTCCTGGATATTTAATACCATTCTTAATTATAATTCTATTTTGAGTTTGAACTTGTGGAACCCAGGTTATAAAAAATCTACCATTTTTGTTTGGGACAAAATCTACAAAAGTATCTTTAGCGCCGTTTCTCCATAAAAAACTTCCTTGCGTTACTAAACCAGAATTTCCAGCGTCTTGATTAAAATCTATTTGATCATAAATTTTAGTTAAATTAAATAACGATTGTTTTGTTTCATCTCTAAAAGCGTGCTGTTCAGTTCTTGGAAACTGCCTATAATATTCGTTTAAACTATCTTGATCATCTTTTAATCCATCAACTTCGTTTTCCCAATGACTTATAACTCCAACATCTATATCTAGCCCATCAACGCTTTGTACGGCTTTTTTGGGTGTTTCAAATACAGGTATTCCGTAAGAATCGATGAATCCTTCGTAATTCCATTCCATAGGTATGAACAAACTATATAGTCCTGAGCTAGTCTGGCCATTGCGGTTTCTCTTGTTAACGTCTGAACCATAATAAAGTTTTTTAAAATTAGCTCCACCTTTATCTAATGCGTTTGACGTTGATCCCATCATGCATTTACCTATAATTCTAGAACCTAGTCTTAAGGTTGTTTTTGTAACTCTCCAGTTGTTTAATATATTATCTGGTCTTTCCCATTTTCCACTTTCATCATGAGCTAGTAGTTTTAACTTTTCACCATCATAAGAGTTGTCTCCTGTGTTTTTCCAGTCAATAGTTGTATCTAATCCTTCTAATTCTTCTAAAGCTTCGCCTGAGTCTAATTTTCTTCTTGTTAATTTAGAGGCTGGAACACGATAGGCAAGCTCTGTTTTTGGACGGTCCATACCGTCTTGTATTGGTTTGAAAAAGAATGGATAGTTAACGGAGATAGGTACAACTTTATCGGTAAACATTTTTTTAGCATCTGATCCTGACTTAGACAAAATACCATATCTTGAGTCACTAGATATTGTTGCTTGGTTAACAAGTTCACTTGATGCCATAAAGGAGAAGCCAGACCGTCTGTTTTTGAGGTAGCATATACCATAACATCTTTTATCGGCTTTACAAGCTTCCCAGAATATAAAGAATAATCTGTTTGACTCCCTAAAATCTGCTGCCCCAACATCAATCTTGGACCACTGCAAGTACATATAATGAGACCCAGTAATATAAGTAGGATTAGTCTTATTATTGAACCAATAACCTTCATCTCTTTTTTTAAACTCTCCATCAATATAATCATACCATTTTTCTTTAAAATGTTGTGGATAACTGTTCCACTCAAATACACTTTTAATTTTTTCTAATTGTTTA